TTGCTTTGTGTGTAACGAACACACAAGGTCAACAAAAGAAGAAGGATATATGCAGACAACGACAGCCACAGCAAAGCCTGTGGAAGGGGCTATAGCTGCCCTTAGAACAGCCTTCCAGACATTGGCTACACCAGCCATTGGAAGCAGACGTATAAGCAGGACAACAGTTGAGAAGTATGGCATTGTGTCTGATGAAACACATGTGTGGTTTCCCTACTATGACAGCGATGGAAAGCTGTTTGCTACAAAGAAGCGTAGCATCAAGGAGAAGAAGTTTGCCATTGAGGGAGATTGGAAAGCCACATGTTTGTTTGGACAGCAACTGTTCACCAAGGGTGGAAAGTATTTGACCATTGTCGAGGGTGAGTATGATGCCCTTGCTGTGTTCCAAATGCTTGGCTCTAAGTGGCCTGTTGTCTCTGTGCGTAATGGTGCAGGGAGTGCTGCCAAGGATGCCAAGGAACATTACGAGTGGCTCAATAGCTTTGAGAACATTGTTGTTTGCTTTGACAATGACGAGCAGGGACAACAAGGGGCGGCACAGCTATGCTCTGTCCTTGGCTCCAAGGTTAAGGTTATGAAGGGGGTTGATGGCTTGAAGGATGGGTGCGATTGGCTCCTCGCTGGTAAAGAGAAGGAGTTCATTGACCGATGGTGGGCTGCTGAGAAGCACATCCCTGATGGCATTGTTGCTGGCTCCACGTTGTGGGAACAGGTGTCTAAGCCTTTGGAGAAGGCAGAGGTGTCATACCCCTTTGAGGGACTGAACAAGCTAACCTATGGCATACGTAAGGGAGAGCTTGTAACTGTCACTGCTGGCTCAGGCTTGGGTAAGAGTCAGTTCTTGCGTGAGCTTATATGGCACATCCTCTGCAAGACACAGGACAACATTGGCTTGATGTTCTTGGAAGAGAGTGTGCGTAAGACAGGTACATCCATCATGTCCTTGGCTGCAAACAAGCCCTTGCATTTGCCTGACTGTGATGCTACAATGGAAGAGAAGAGGGCAGCTTTCGATGCAACCCTTGGCACAGACAGGCTGTATATGTTTGACCACTTCGGTAGCACAGACATTCAGAACATTGTGAAGAGGACAGAAGAGTTTGCTAATGCCTTTGGGTGTGGCTATGTGTTCCTTGACCACGTATCCATTGTTGTAAGTTCACAACAGAATGGTGACGAGCGTAAGGCTTTGGATACAATCATGACAGAGCTTCGTACATTGGTTCAACGTACAGGCATAAGCTTAATCCTTGTGAGTCACCTGAAGCGTCCTGATGGGGGCAAAGGACACGAGGAAGGGGTAGCTACCACGTTGGCTCAGCTACGTGGCTCAGGCTCCATTGCTCAGCTCTCAGACATGGTGCTTGGTCTTGAGCGCAATGGTCAGGCAGACGATGAGAAGGAACGTAACACCACAAGGGTGCGTGTGCTGAAGAACAGGTTTGCTGGCTTAACAGGACAAGCATGTTCTCTTGTGTACAGTAAGTACACAGGACGCATGGTTGAAACAGAAGATGAGAAGTTGTGAGAAAACTACTAAGGAAACGTATGGATACTTTATTGCTTGCTGCTAGTGACTTCCCCATGTTGGCTGTTAATGAAAGCTTTCATGAAACATTCCCTGATGCAGATGATGTGACAATTGAATATGAGTGGGAAGAAGATGATCCCTCTGTTGGCTATGTCGGAGGCTTCTTATGGGATGCCTATGTTAATGGTGTAGAAATTACAAACATGCTATACATAGAAGACATTAGGTTTGTGGAGAAAGCTCTTAACGAATACATCAAGGAGTATTGCTGATGGCTTCTTGGCTCATTGCAATCATTGGTGTGGTCTATTTGGTAGTAGCCATAGACCTAATGATGAAGGGTAACCTTGGTATGGGAGTGGCCTTCATTGGCTACAGTTTGGGTAATGTTGGTTTATATATAGCAACGAAGGTGCAAGCATGACATTAACAATTGAAGGTACACTGGCACAACGTCAAGACACCTATGGTGACTACAAGGACGTTGCATTCATGGCACAAGAACTGAAGAAGCTCTTGCGTACACGAGGTAACTGGCATGATATGTCCCCGCCTATGCAAGAGAGCATGGACATGATCTGTAACAAGATGGCTCGCATCCTTAACGGCAACCCCTACTATGCAGACAGTTGGCATGACATCTCAGGGTATGCTACACTTGTAGTTAAGGAACTTGGATATGAATAAGGAAACCAAATGCGGAGGCTCTTTCTAGATACAGAAACCAATAGCACCCATGACAAGGTGTGGTGCTGTTACACGTTCAATGAAGATGGATATGTATGTCACACAGAAGCAAGTACACTGATTCCCTTAATCGAAAACTCAGACAAAGTGATAGGTCACAACTTGATAGGCTTCGATGCGGGAGTCTTGAAGAGATGTTGGGGAGTGAAAATACCAGCAGCAAAAGCGATAGATACCTTGATATTGTCAAGGCTATACAATCCAAATATAGAAGGAGGTCACAGTTTGGCAGCATGGGGGGACAGGACAGGACAAAAGAAGACTGACTATGCCCAAGCCTACGTAGACAAGACAGGGTTACTAGCAAGTAACCGATGGGACAGTCCTGACCTTGAGCTCTTGTATGAATACTGCAAGGATGATGTTGCTGCCTTGGTTGCAACATACGAGATGGTTAACAAGATGCTTGAGAAAGAACAGTTCTCTGAACAATGTATCAAGCTTGAACATGACGTTGCAATTATTATTCAGAGGCAGAAGGAACATGGTTTTAGATTGGACATTAAGAAAGCTCAGGGCTTGTTGGCTATGCTTCAAGGTAAGATGGTGGACATTGAGAACGAGCTTCAAGTTGTCTTCCCTCCATACGTTGAAACAGGAAGGAAGAACAAGAGGACAGGAGCACCACTAAAAGACATTGTGTCTCCCTTCAATGCTGGTAGTAGACAACAAATAGCTGAGCGTCTTGAGAAGCTTGGTGTTAAGTTTACCAAGAAGACAGAGAAGGGGGCAGTCATTGTTGATGAGACAGTGCTTGCATCCATTGCTCTGCCAGAGGCAAGGCTCCTGTCTGAATACCTCATGCTGCAAAAGCGTGTGGCTCAGATTGGTAGCTGGCTTGAGGAGGTGAGAGATACAGGCAGGGTGCATGGTAGTGTGATTACCAATGGTGCTGTCACTGGTAGGATGACACACAGCAGCCCCAACATGGCACAGGTTCCCAACAAGGGGAGCCCCTATGGTGAGGACTGTCGTGAGTTGTGGATTGTAGACGAGGGTAATGTTCTTGTTGGTGCTGATGCCAGTGGCCTTGAGCTACGAATGCTGGCTCACTACATGAAGGACGATGCCTATATCAAAACTGTTTGTGAAGGAAGTTCAAAAGATGGCACTGACGTACACACTCAAAACCAAAAGGCAGCGGGTCTTGCGACAAGGGATGAAGCAAAGACGTTCATCTACGCCTTTCTGTATGGTGCAGGGGCGGCGAAGATTGGTAAAATTGTCGGTGGTAATGCTAGTGCTGGACAAAGGCTCATCGAAAGCTTTCTTTCCAACACTCCCGCACTCAAAACTCTACGGAATAACGTATCCAAGTATGCAAGCAAGGGCTTTGTACCGGGGCTGGATGGGAGGAAAATTTGGGTACGTTCCGAACATTCGGCAGTTAACAGCCTACTACAGGGCGCAGGCGCAATTGTGATGAAGCAGGCTCTTGTCTTGTTAGATCAAGAGCTTAGGAAGAAGAAGGTTTGGTATGGCTTTTGTGTCAATGTCCATGATGAATGGCAAATTGAAACAAAAGAAAAAGATGGCGAGCTTGTAGGAAAACTTGCAGTACAGAGCATACAAAAAGCAGGAGAGCTTCTCGGCTTACGTTGCCCTGTATCTGGAGAGTTTAATACAGGCAAGACATGGCGTGACACACATTGAAAAATGTGTTATAATATTGTTTTTATACAAAGGAAAAAGAATGAACCAAGTTAAAGTGGTGGGTAAATTGTTTTGGGCTAAACACATGGACACCCCTAATCGGGAGTTCAATGCAGACAATGCTCGCTTTGAGATTTGCATTGGTGGTCTGAGCGATTCCATTGCACAGCGTCTTACATCAGAACTCGGTGTGAAGATTAAAGAGAAAGCAGATGACAAGTATGGACGAGGTAAGTACATCATCGTCAAGAGTAACTATGTCATCAAGGCTGTCGATGAGAAGAACAATGTTGTTCCTCCTGACATGATTGGTAATGGCTCTGTTGCAGAAGCAACCCTTAGCTCCTACACACACAAGATGTCAGCAGCTCATGGCAACGCTCCCTCTCTGTTGCACAGCAAGGACAACCCTGCTCTGCGTATCAAAGAGTTGGCTGCTGTTCCTGTTGAGCAAGAAGAAGACGCAGAAGTAGTCCTCTAATGATTGCTCTTGTGGATGGTGATGTGATGTGCTATCGCATTGCCTTCTCTTGTAAGGATGACTCAGAAAGCCAAGCCATTACAACGATGGCTAACTTTCTTGAGGACATCCTTATGACACAGCTAGGTCTTGAGAGTTGGGAAGTCTTCTTAACAGGGAAGACAAACTTCAGGAAAGAGATTGCTGTCACTGCCCCTTACAAAGGGAACAGAACACAAGAGAAGCCAGCGCATTTAGAGATGCTACGTAACTACCTAGTTACCGCATGGGGAGCACAGATGAGCATTGATGAAGAGGCTGATGACCTGATAGCAATCAGAGCAACAGAGCTTCAAGATGATTGCATCATGGTGTCAGTAGATAAAGACTTCAATCAGGTGGCAGGATGGCATTACAATTTTGTGAAGCAAGACAAGTACTATGTCTCAGAAGAACAAGGACTCCATTTCTTTTACAAGCAGATGTTGATGGGCGACAGAGCAGACAACATTGTGGGTATCAAGGGGATTGGGGAAGTGAAAGCAACCAAGATGCTTGCCAAAGCCAAGAACGAAAGCGAGATGCTTGCCGTTTGCTTGGAGGCACTGGGCGAAGAGAGAGTTAAAGAGAATGGACTTCTATTATGGCTAAGACGATTCCCCGAACAGATGTGGTTCCCTCCAGTTTCTGGCTCGGAGGTTGCGAGTGGACAGTAGTTTATGTTGACGAGTTCCAGGATTTTGGTACGTGTGATCCGGGTAAGTATGAAATATTAATACGTGCCAAGATGAACGAGCAAGCAACAAGAGCAACCTTCTTTCACGAGCTTGTACATGCAATTAAGTTTACAATGGGAGATGTAAGCCACGATGAAAAAGAAGTTGAAGGGTTCGGCAATCTCCTCTGCCAGTGGTACAGAACAAAAACATAATGACAGTGAGTGGACAGCAGCAAGGTTCAGAAGCTTTGTTGTCTCTGCTCTGAGGACAGCAACACGTAGATGGCCTCCTAAGCTTAAGGCTTTGAAGGCTGCTTACATTGGCAGGAAGGTTAACCAAAAGACAAACAAGATGGCAATGCACTATGCCTGTGCTAGTTGCTCAAGCCACTTCGTTGCCAAGGATGTACAGGTTGACCACATCTTTCCTGTTGTTGAACCAAGTGTGGGCTTTGTTGATTGGGATACATACATCAACAGGCTGTTCTGTGAGAAAGAAAACTTACAGGTGTTATGCAAGCCATGTCATTCAGACAAGACAGCGTTAGAGAAAACTGAAAGGAAAGATTATGGGAAGGCCAAAGAAAGTGCAGCCACTAGAGCCAAGCGATGAGCAGTGGTATCTATACCTTGTTAGCTACTGGGTTCCATTTCCTAGTAGTGAATATGGTGGCTTACAATGCGTCTTAGCACGTAGCAAAGAAGAAGCTAAGGAAGCAATTAAGGAAGCAGCAGGAGACTTTATGGTTGGGTCTTTTAAAGATGCTGATGAACGCATAGAGATGCGTATCAACAAGGCAGAAGTATTTCCTGTTATTGGTAGTTATGATGAACCTCACATTGTTAGGAGTATGGAAACATGAAGATTGAAATTATGGCTTTCAACGAGAACGAAGATGGCTCAGCCGATTGTTCTTTTGAGACAGATAAAGAAGGTAAAGAAGCCCTCTTTCGTTATGGCTTGTTGGCCTTATTGAAAGAAGCAATAGCAATAGGTGCTGCCCTCAAGCCGCCAGAAGGAGAAGATGATGGACAATAATAAGACACGCTACATTTTTCATGTAGAGACAAAAGGATATGAAGATGAGTTTGAACATCGTTCATACCC